AAATTAAAGCTCCTCTAGCTGTAATTGTTGCAGATGAGAAACTTGGGTCTGCTGCATCAAAAAATGCTACGCTATTTGAAGTATCTAGTGAAACAGCTTGACTTGAGAGTGTTGTTCCTCCAGCTGTGTATCCAGTTCCACTAACTTCATTTGATGTTGTGTAAGCTGATGTAGTGGCACCTAAACTTGCACTTGATGTGTATAACGCAATTTTAATAGTGTCTCCACCGTTACCTAAATTCTGTGCTCCATCCAAACAATCTTGTTTAAATACATTCGTTAATGTTTGTGTGATTGACATAATATTTTATCTCCTATGTTATATTTGGTTTTATGTAGTTTTCTCCCATGACGTTTGCGGGAGATGTAAAGTCATCTCTTCTTCTTCTTCTAGCTTGATTATTTACTGACTCTACAGCTACTTGATATCTCTGTGTATATATTGAGTAGTCTTCTCTATTTTTAGTAAATGTAGATGCCTCCATAAGTGCACCATACAATATTAAATCCTGTGCATTTTCTGTAAGCCAATTAGTTGTGTTAGTGCTAGATAAACCAGCTAATCTTCTTGAATAAGTCATCTCTACACTTAGAGCAGCACTGGGTGTTGGAGCAACTAAGATAGCTGTATCTGTATAGTTAGCCCAATATTTTGGTGTGCCTGTTGTAGAGGAGTTTTTCCAATAATCATAAATAAACTCATCACTTCTCTCTTCTAAAAAAACTCTTTCACCACTAGAATTAATAAGCAAAAAATGAAATATTATTTTTGCATCAAATGGTTTACTTACAAATCTATCTCCTACATTAAAAGTAGAGTTTGCAGCCTCGTGAAAAGCATAAGGGTCTATGTCTCTAGATATTCTCTGCTCTGCTAAAGATATAAAACCTGCTGTCTCATTAGAAAACTCTGTTCCATCGTTCTCCATCCAGTCTTTTAAATCTTGTGTAAGTGTTGAAAATGTCATTGTTGCCATAATTTATTACCCCACGTCATCTAATAATGCACAAACTATGCAATTTACTGTCGATGTTGATGATATTGCGTGTATGTCTCCAACTGTTGTGTTGGGTAGATTACAATACCAAGAGTGACCTGCAGCTATTTTTATGCCGTCACTAACAGATGTTGACGCTGTGTCACCATCTAAAACTATATATATATCTTTTGATGTGTCTTCGTTCTTTATAAATAAAAAATTTACTTTGTCTGATGTGCTAATTGCAGTTGGTGCTGTATCGTCATCTACTGCAGTATAGTCTATAAATGTACCAGCCATTAAATCAGTGCTAGAGTTTGAAACGCTAGTCAACTTATAATACCATTTGTCATTTGCATCAGCTGGACTGATTGTCATTGACCCAGAAATAGTTTTAGCTATCTCGTCTGGTAAAATTGTAGCTGTTATATTTACGGTTGCATCATCTGCCATTATTTTTTACCTTCTTTTTTTAATCTCTCTTCTCTCTCTTCATACCTGACCATTTCCTCTGGAGTAACTTTTCTAATGTATCCTTTTTTTGGATTTCTTATTACTGCTGTTTTCACAGGTTTTACTACTGCGTCTACCATGTTATCCTTTCGTTATTTTAAAAGATAATCCCTTTACTGGGATTGTTACATTCTTAACTTTTGGGGAAGTTGAAATGTTTCCAGAGTTCGCCTGTGTATCTGTACGAACCGAAGTGGGTGATTTTGGAGCCAATGTCTGCGTAGATTTTGCCTCCAATTTTTTGCCATCTTCTTGAGAATGCGTAGTCTTCTGATAAATATCTTCCGTCATCGTCTTTCATTGTATCAAAAAACAGATAAGTGTTTTCTGATTTAAATTCTTTGTTGTTAATAATTTGGTCTGTTGTGTATTTTAAGTCTGGATATGCTTCTTTCATTTTTGTAAAGCAGCTTCTTTTAATAAGCATAAAGCCTGTCGCTGCATCTAAAACTTCAGCAAATCCTTTTTTTATTTGTATATCTCCTTTGTTTGAAAAGTTTAAAACATAAGGGTGACATAAATTTCTGTAGTCTTTACCTTCTTCTATAAGTTTAGGTATCATATCCCAACTTATAAGTTTCATAGGGTATGGTGCACACAGCACTTCCTGGTCGTATTCTAAAAATCTTTTTAGTGATGTTGCTTCAAATCCTATGTCTGCATCTATAAATAATAAATGCGTAAAACTTTCGTTGTCTAAAAAATTAGCAACCAGAGTATTTCTGGCTCTTGTTACTAGGGACTCTTGTCCTAGTGTTTGTATATTTAAACCTATTTGCTCTTCTCTGCAAAAGTTTTGTAAATCTAATATGCTATGAAAATAGTCTTCTGTTAGCATACTTCCGTAGCAAGGTGTGGCGACAAATAGATTTACTTTAGGAGACACTTACGCTTTCTGAACCTAAACTTGCAGATAAGGTCAAAGCTGTTGCCAATGGTGATGCATTAGCAGATTTAAAAGTGCCAACTATTCTTCTGTCTTCACTTGTGACACCTAGTGATGCTAATAAAGTAGACACTGTGCCGTTCTCTAATTTGTCAGCTGTCCCCAGCTTAACTTGTGGGCTTGCATCCTTTAATGCTTGAGCATCGGGTTTGTGTTTTCTAGGTTCTAATTGTGGGTGTTTTTCCTCAAACTCTGATTGATGAACAAAAGAGCCATTCCACTCTTTACGCATTTCTTTGTATGGAAAAGCCATACCACTTCTATCTGATATTGCTTTAGCAAATTTACCAGTTGCGTATTTCATATATTGTATCTTAAATCAGGTTTTATGATTAAGTCAACCTTTTCTCTGTTATCCTGCATTGCTCTATTAAACTCTTCTTCATACAAAACCTTCAACTCTTGTCGTCTTTGCATTTCAATCTGAGGTCTTTTTAAAGCTAAATAGTAAGCTAAACCGCTTATAGCACAGGGTAGAAACCTATCTGGTATATCTACATTTTCTGTAGAAGCTGTTATATCTTCTATTCTTCTTCTCTCGTTAAATCTTAAAGCATCAGTTGAGTCATCTGGAGTAGGATACAAGAATACTGAGGGGGTCAATTGTTTATCTAAAAAATATTGACTAGGTCTTCCTGTATCTGATTTATTAGGAATGTTTAGATAATCATCTCTGCTAATTCTTTCTAATTCAAAATCTGTAAATGAATTATCGGAATTAGTTTTTCTTATAACTGCCTCTTCAATATCAACAGTATGTGAATTTAAAGTATAGCTAGAAGTGTTTGCCGTTAAACTCTGGGAGGAAGTTGTTACTGTCCAAAGCTGGACACTTCTATTTAGCCACTCTTGTAATAAAAGATTTAAACTTCTTCTACCTTGTTGTGCCTCTTTACCAGTTTGAGGCTCTCCTCCTATTCTAGAAAAAGCCTCTTCTATTATTTCATCTACAGCTAGTGTAAATGTACGAGTGCCAGATGTTGCCATAATTTATCCTAATATGTTTTGCTTAGTTTTAAAATAATTGTGTAGTGGTCACCACTTGTATGTCCTGTTGTTGTTAAGAGTAAATCTCCGTTAATACCAGAACCAGCGTTGTTTGTTATACCACCAAAATCTCTAAAGTCCATGTAACCTTGTGAAGATAGAGCACCATTTGCTCCTAATACTTTACAAATGACATTGGATGATGCATTCCATAATAGGTCTACTCTCATACCAAAGATGTCATAATATATTTCTTGTACCGCAACTCTTGAGCAAGACTCACCGTTGGAATCTTTTGCAAGAGCAGATACATCCACTTTAGCTACAGCACTTTCTCCTGTGCCATCAGAAATATTAGTTATTTTTACTAATATATTTTTAGCACCAACTTCGTCACCTATAGTTTGCGATGTTACTGCATCTGCCATTTTCTACCTCCTAAAATAATTTTAGCCTCGCTCCTCACAATAAAGAGGAGCAAAGCTATATATTTACAAATATACATTAGTAAACTGAGTATTCAATTTCCAGTGTGCCACGGAAAGCTGTTAAAGCTGTGTCACAAGTAGAACCTGCACCTAAGTATAAGTTTTTACTTGCAATGGCTGCACTAATGTTTGGTGCAAACACATGGAAAGTACCTGCAGTTGCGTCAAGGTCAATGTCAACTTCTGTTACTGAGTCAGTAGCAGAAATTCTTGGATTAAATGATGCAACACCAGCACCTACAATCTCTGTGCCAGATGATATTCCAGCGTTAGTTGCAGTTCCAGATGTAGCACTAAGCTGTAAGTTA